GCTTATGTTCACTTACAATCTGTTCTATATTTATTGCAAATTCGGTTTGAAAATCGTTATAAAACCCTGGCTGACGTTGCTTAACGTAATTTAATACCTCTTTTGGTATTAGAGAAGCGTTAACGTTAGCCTGACGGTAGATATTACTAATTTCACTACGTAGTACTATACTCGTCGTCAGATGTAAGAGCTTAACAGCCTTATTTTCTGCCTCCGGATAGTCGTAGTTGCAATTGCCAAGTCCGAGTATACTATGAACAAGTTTCTTAGAGAACTCCCCTTGGTTTATACTGTAACCTTTTACGGTATTTGGTATTATTTTCAGGATTGCTCTGCTAGATTTCCCTGCTTTTAGTAGCGAAAAGAGTTTTTCCGGGACTTGCAAACAATTAATGTAACCACGGGTGTACAAGTTACTCCAAACCAAAACACATGTTTGAGGACTGTTAAGTTCCTCGCATAACGCGTTTATGTATGCTCCAGTGAATTCACTGCCATTTATGAAATGACGTTTTGCGAATTCAAAATAGTTCTTAGCACTGTTAGGTTTGAAGGGTACCTTTATACTGGTTAACACGCCCAAGTAGGCTAGGTACAATTGTTCATCGAAGATGACTATATCGTCGCCCAGTAAAGCGTATTTACCTCTAGCATTTTCGTAGGAACCTGCCGCAACCCACACCAGATAATGGTGTGTTAAGGCCATGGCAGGCCACGATGACAACGCTCCCATAGGTTGTCCAACTGCGTATTCTAAGTATTTCACTTTACGAGTCATGTGTGATGAAAGTTCTTTATCAACGAAGAATCGTCGTGTCAAAACCTCACTCCAAAGGCTGCCTAGATTAGGTCTTATACCGTTTAGTACATGTACATAAAGGAACTTTGGAATTCTATCAGAGGCGTCACTAAGGTCAGAAAAACCGTAAAAGGTTTGTCCGGACGTGTGTCTTTGTTTAGCTAGATTTGAAATCTTGTCGTGATTGAACGTGCAATCCTCGGGTATTTTACTGAGGGTTTCCATGAGTAAATCATGTACTGGTTTCAATAATTCCTGAGTGACACCATCTACAATAGCTGCAACTCGGCATTTAAGTTTTCCGTATTCTTGGATATAAAGTAATTTTCCAGTTTCTGGTTTTTGCTTAAATTCATATTTGCGGTCAGCTAAAGGCTGATATCTGTCGTCGAATACGTCAGGTTCCATATTGTATAATTCCTTCGCCAAATTTCTTTGACTATTCAGTACGGCTGGGTTAATTCGATTAGCGTAGGTATCGATTAAACGACTTGCTAACGCATTTCCGTTAGGTCCTGCTTTCGAACTAAGATAATACCCAGGTAACTTTAAAGTACGTTGCTTACGAATAAACTTCGGTAGTCCAATCTTTTGGATACTCGACACAAGGTCATTTTGAATATCTTCGGATATTTCCACTTTACTGTCTATCGAAGCAAGTTCAGTATTACAAACTGTCAACATCAGTTGTTTCAAGCCGATTAAGGTCATGATTAGCCGGATGACATTTATGTCGTTTAGGTCAAATTTCGATTTTAATTTCCTTTTAACCCAACGCAGATGGTTGTTTGTAGTACAGAGCGCGTAATCCGCATTTGGATTTGCACTAAGCAAATGCTTAATTAGCTGTGTTTCCATTGCCTTTAAGTAGGTAATTGTAAATTTAGCGCCTCGAATTTCTTGGAGACGGAAAACGTAAGATACCAAACCTTCCAGTATTTGTTCGCTAAAGAAGCCAGCGAATAAGCATAATGTCAGTTGTTTAACAACACCCGGCTTAGCCCCTGGGGACAAAGCTTTTACGAGATCCTTCCCTCTAACTTTCGTTAAAGGTAGAGAGCCTTTATTGGTTCTTGACTTTTTCATTAGAAAGAGATGTGGCATGTTGGGTTTGCTGTTATCCAGCACAACCGAAAGGATTGACCTTAGTAGGTTTAGCGACTTATTAATGCTACTTGAATTTCACACTAATTGTGTTCGCCCTTTTAACAAGG